GTTATTTCCCTATACATCACGAGTCTGGTGGTAATATGGACAAAAAACTGGTCCTTTCGTGGCTCCAGGATGTATGTAATCAACCAGATACTACGTTTATATTTCACAATGCAATGTATGATATCTGTTGGTTAAGATCTGCAGGTATCAATATCAAAGGTAAAATTGTTGACACTATGATAGCAGCGTCTTTAATTGATGAGAATAGATTATCTTATCAATTAAATACATTGTCTAGACATTATATTGGTATGGGTAAAGATGAAAGTATTCTTAATGCAGCTGCAAAAGAATATGGAATCGATGCAAAGAAAGATATGTGGAGACTGCCACCTATGTTTGTTGGACAGTATGCTGAACGTGATGCTGAGTCTACATTAAAACTTTGGCAAAGACTTGAAACAGAATTATATAAAGAAGAACTATGGGACATATTTAATCTTGAGACAAAATTATTTCCTTGTCTAGTTGATATGAGATTCAAAGGTGTGCGTGTAGATTTAGAAAAAGCAGACCAAATCAAAAAAGATTTAATAAATCGTGAGCGTAAATTAATCAATAAAATCAAAGACTTAACAGGAGTTGACGTAGAAATTATGGCAGCTCGTAGTATTGCAAAAGCATTTGATAAATTAAAGTTGCCGTATGACAGGACAGAGAAAAGTAAGGAACCAAGTTTTACAAAAAACTTTTTACAAAATCATCCACACGAATTACCAAAAGCAATTGCTGAAGCAAGAGAACTTAACAAAGCTCACAGTACATTTATAGATTCAATAACTAAACACGCAGTCAATGGTAGAATACACGCCGACATAAATCAAATACGATCTGATGCAGGTGGAACTGTGACTGGTAGATTCTCAATGAGTAATCCAAACTTGCAACAGATTCCTGCAAGACATCCAGAACTTGGACCAATGATTAGATCTATATTTATTCCAGAAGAAAATACTACGTGGGGATCTTTTGACTACTCACAACAAGAACCTAGAATATTAGTACACTATGCAAAGTTACAAAACTTAACTGGTGTAGATGAAATTGTAGATGCATACAAACAAGGTGATGCAGACTTCCACCAGGTTGTTGCAGATATGGCTGGTATCGAACGTAAACAAGCTAAGACAATTAATTTAGGTTTGATGTATGGTATGGGTAAAAATAAATTAATGGCAGAGCTAGGTTTGATGAAAGACTCTGCAGAAAAATTAATTAAACAGTATCACACCAAGGCTCCATTCGTAAAACAATTGATGGACAATGTATCTCGTAAAGCAAATGATCGTGGTAAGATCAGAACTTTACTTGGTAGAGCGTGTCATTTCGATCTTTGGCAACCGGTACAATTTGGTGTATTTAAACCTTTACCGCTAGAACAAGCGCGAAAAGAATATGATGAGCCTTTGAAACGTGCATTTACGTACAAAGCTTTGAATAAATTAATACAAGGAAGTGCTGCAGATATGACTAAAAAAAGTATGGTTGCATTGTATGAAAATGGTATAATACCACACATACAAATTCACGATGAAGTGGATATCTCTGTTGAATCTCCAGAAAAAGCAGAACAAATTATAAGCATAATGGAGTCGGCAGTAGAGTTAAAAGTTCCAAACAAAGTGGATTATGAACAAGGAGACAATTGGGGCGATATTAAGTAATGGCTTTATTGAACGCGGACATACCACCTCAATATTGTAAAGTACGGAAGGAGTATCTTTATGACTTTAAAAAACATCACGGAGAAAGCGAAGAGTGTGTTATCTTCGGTCTTTGCTCTATGGCAGGTGCTGCTACACTATTCCATATTATGTTACCAAACGGTGCAGTCTTTTTTAGGTTGCCTATATCAGCGTTTTTTCAAAAGGACTTCGCCAGAGATGAAGTGCCCGATATGCCAGTGGAAACACTTCAGCTGTGGAATAGCTTTAGTTATTATCCTAGTGTGCATATGTTTAATTATTTAACATCACAACGCGGTAAATATTTCGGAAAAGATAAAAAATTATATTATGGTGAATATCTTTTCACCATTGACTGGTGTCATCCTGAGAGTAATATCCTGGATACTGAGCACAGCGAGATTCCTCACGAGCATAAGTGTGGACACGTTTTGGCTCTTGATAATGGGAATTTTGCTATTCAGCCTAACAATCGCATCCTTTGGAATATTAGTAATTTTACCACTAGAGACGACATACCTGACTATAAGGTCCAAACTACGGATTGGAACGTCGAAAATAAAGGCTGGATTACAGAGGATACTGACAAAATGTTCTACAAAATAGAAGACAAATAGTGTAAACTACTTGGCTATGAATATAGAGGTAGCCAGGAATGAATTATTATTTTACAGGAGTACTAATTGTATTGTTTGTTCTGATGGCTTTCTTTATGGAACCAGGATACATACCTAGATGAGCAACAAACCATTAAACATCGGAGAAGAGGCCAAGGTGCAAATGCCGATGAAGACGGTAGCTTCGTTGATTGTCATCGTAGCGCTCGGCACAATGGGCTATTTTCAAATCATAGAACGTCTTAATGTTGCAGATACTAGACTTCAGTTAATGGAGAAGGACCTGGAAGAAAATACTGAGTTTAGAATTAAATGGCCACGTGGACAACTAGGATCATTGCCCGCAGATTCTGAGCAATTTATGATGATCGAAGATCTTTATAAGACTACGGATAAACTTAATGCACACATAGAATCTATGGCGTTGAACAAAGTAAATATAGAATTTTTAAGAAAACAAATGGATAAGGTTTTGGAAGATATAGAAAAATTAAAAGATGCTAATCGTGAGATTGGCTACAAGAATGGGAGTTACTCACAATGATAGAGTCTGTGGTAGCCCTACTTATGTTTGTAAACGCCGAGATCAAGGAGGCGCGTTTACAGGTTGATGGTATGGCTCAATGTTTACGCGGTAAGAGGCACGCGGAGCGTGAATATTCTGAAAACGTAATGTATAAATGCTGGAAGGGTCAGGCAGAGTTAGAAGACAATATTGACGGTAGTAAGAGTATTAAGAAATTGATAATAGACTAAAATGAAACCTTTTAAATTTAAAGCAGAAATTGTTACAGGCAAATGTCCTACCTGTGAAGAGCACACATTATTAGTTGGACTTACAAAAGAATTTTTTAGATGTATGACCTGTGGTGCAGATTTAGAGCAACACATAAATGGTAAAATAAGTTATATACCCACACTGCATCCAAATACTTTAAAATCAGATTTAACAAAGTATTTCGATGGCGAAGAAGTTTAAAGATTTCGTAGCGCACGAACCCGTGCATCACAAAACATCGATTGGACGTCATCCTAGTCTATGCAAAATGAACAAAAGAAAACGAAAAAATTTTAAAAAATATCGTGGCCAAGGAAAATAATGAAAATAATTTTAGTAATGTTTATATGCTCTGGAGTAGCACAAAATTGTATACCACCTATAACTTCACCACAAATTTATGAAGATGAATACTCCTGTATGATGGATGGTTATACAACCGCTGCTAGTATGACACAAGATATGGGCCGTGAAGAGGTTAACAAACACAATATCTATATAAAATTTGAGTGTCACAAATCTGACACATTACAACCTGGCATTAATTCTTGATGTCTGCCCGTCCCAAGAAAGGGACGAACAAACAAAAGGTGTGAGAAGAGACTTTTCTTTTATCTTAAAAAAATAATACTTGCAAATTATATTTTTTAGTATATATTCCCATACGTGAGAACAATAACAACAAGAAAGGAATACAATGGCTGATCCAGCTAAATACAAGTCACTCTCAGTTCCACGCGAAGATTGGGAACAATTAGGTGTGCTTGCAACAAAAACAAATAGGACAAGATCTAAAATGATCGGAAGATTGATTAGATTTTTTCTAGATAACAAAGGTGTAAAAGCAAATGGAAAAGATAAAAGTAGCAAATCATAAATACATTTGTCCAAAGTGCAAAGGCAATGGCTACAACAAAGTTTATGATATGATTATTCAATGTGATAAATGTAAATCACAAG